AAACCCTAAGACCGCTAAAGAGAAAGCTAGGCGCAAGTCGTTCAAGGCTAGACACGCCAAAAACATTGCTAAAGGTAAGTGTTCTGCAGCTTATTGGGCTGATAAGGTGAAATGGTAGATGGCTAAGAACATGAAGCACTACAAGCGTGACGGTACTTTGTGGCAAGGCAATACACACAAGATGCCTGATGGTTCATTACACACAGGCAAAACTCACGGCAAAACATCTGTAAAACTGTTCCACTACAAAGACTTGTCAAAGAAAGCTAAGGAGAGGGCTAATGCCTAAGAAGGGCTTATACGCCAATATCCACGCCAAACGCAAGCGAATTAAGGCAGGATCAGGCGAAACTATGCGTAAACCGGGGTCTAATGGCGCTCCAAGGGCTTCTGACTTTAAAAAAGCAGCAAAAACTGCCAAGAAACGGTAAAATTTACATTAAAAATTACTTGACTTTTACTTAAAAATATGGTATAATATATAGTGTACTAAGGTACATCTAATTAACAGAGACAACCTAAGAGGCCTCAAGTGGATCAAGAAACTCAACAGTACTACGACAATTACTTTAGTCTTTTTAGCACAGAAGGATGGAAACAGTTAACACAAGAGTTTACTAATAATGCTGTGCAAATTAACAGCGTAGAAGCAACTAAAGACTCTAACGATATGTACTTCAGAAAGGGACAACTAAACGTATTAGCCCACATTCTGAATCTACAAACTATTGTTGAAACAAACTACGAGGAAGCTACTAAGGCTCCTGAAGAAGATGATTAAAGTATTTGATTTTCGTTGTACTAACGGACATATATTTGAAGAATTTGTAGACAGTAGCACTACTTCTAGTAGGTGCAGATGTGGTGCTAACGCTACAAAAATTGTCTCAGCTACTCAGCATATCCTAGATGGGTCATCAGGGGATTTCCCCGGACGACACATGAAATGGGTAAGAGAACACGAGAAAGCTGGACAAAAAAACAGGGAATCTCAATAGGGGCAACTCCCATTTTATTTCTCCATAACCTTAATAGGCGGGGTAAGTTTATAAATGTCACGAGCAACATTAATTGATGAGCGTCAGGAAGAAAACACAGAAGCAACGGATCAGCTAGACACACGAGATACTGTAGAGACTCCTTACGAAGAGGAACAACCTCTAGAATCTAACATTCCAGAAAAGTACCAAGGTAAGTCTGTCAAGGATCTTGTACAGATGCACCAAGAGCTTGAGAAGTTTTCAGGTAAACAGAGTACGGAAGTGGGTGAGCTAAGAAAAGTTGTTGATGATTATATCCAGACACAACTCTCGTATCAACAAGCACCTCAACAACAGCAACAACAAGACGATGAAGATGATGTAGATTTCTTTGTCGATCCCAAGACCGCTGTTAGTCGAGCTATAGACAATCACCCAAAAATCAGAGAAGCGCAAGCGTATACTGAACTCGCTAAGAAACAGTCTACGCTGGCACAACTTCAACAACAGCATCCTGATATGGAATCTGTTTTGCAGAATCCTAAGTTTGCTGAATGGATTAAGGGTTCAAAAGTCAGAACACAGTTGTTTGTTCAGGCTGACCAAGCGTATGATTACGACGCTGCAGATGAACTATTTACTCTCTGGAAAGAGCGTAATCAAGTTGTTCAACAGACAGCGCAGGCTGAAAAAGAAGCCCGTAAGAGTGCAGTTAAGTCAGCAAGTACAGGCAACGCTCGCGGAACATCGGAAGGGACTCGCAGAAAGATTTATCGTCGTGCTGACATTATTAAACTTATGCGAACCGACCCAGAGCGCTACCAGTCCATGTCGGACGAAATACTACAGGCGTATGCGGAGGGTCGGGTCAAATAGCCTAAAGGAGAAATAAAATGGCTACTGGACGTTATCCCGGCGGTATTGCCGCTAATACAGTATCAGGCGTAACTGCGTCTGCAAACTTTATCCCCGAAATTTGGTCGGATGAAATCATTGCTGCTTACCAGAAGAACCTTAAGCTGGCTCCTCTTGTAAAGCGTATGTCTATGACCGGAAAGAAGGGTGACACCATCCACATTCCAAAGCCCATCCGTGGTGCGGCATCTGCAAAAACTGAAGCTGTTGCAGTAAACATTCAGTCTAACGTAGAACAAGAATTGACTATCGCTATTGATCGTCACTTTGAGTACTCACGTTTGATTGAAGACATTGCTGAAGTTCAGGCTCTGTCGTCTATGCGTCAGTTCTACACCGAAGATGCTGGCTACCAGCTTGCTCTGAAGGTTGACACAGACCTACACTCAGCAGGTACTGGCTTTGGTAACGGTGGTGCTATTGTTTACTCTGACTCTGTAGCTTCTACTGACTACGTACACAATGCGTGTTTCTATAACAACGCAGGTGTTCCTACGGCTTACGCTGTAGATACCGTAGAAGACACTGATGTATTTACTGACGCATTTTTGCGCGGTATGATTCAAAAGTTGGACGACAACAACGTACCTATGGACAATCGTGTGTTGCTCGTGCCCCCGTCTTGCCGTAAGCAAATCATGGGTATCGACCGATACGTGTCTTCTGACTTTGTTGGCGGTCGTGGCGTTGAGTCAGGCTTGATTGGTAACTTGTACGGCGTAGATGTATACGTTTCATCTAACTGTCCTGTTATTGAAACAGCTGCTGATAACACTGCTACTACCAGCACCCAAGATGTTCGTGCTGGACTGCTGATGCACAAAGATGCTATCATCATGGCAGAGCAAATGGCTGTACGTTCTCAGACTCAGTACAAGCAGGAATACCTGTCTACGCTGTTTACGTCTGACACGCTGTACGGCATCCAAGTATTCCGTCCCGAAGCTGGCTTTGTTCTGGCTCTGACCGACGGTTAATAGTTGTACCTCAGGGGGTCGCAATGGCCCCCTTTTTCCTTTTCTGCTTTTTCAGGAGTAGTCTATGCCTATTTATCGCGGCGATGGTGGAAGCGGAGACGCAACAACAGACGCTTATGCTTCTCAAGTAGCTCAAAACGCTAGAGACGCTTCTGACAGCGCTGATGCTGCTGCGTCTAGTGCTGCCTCCGCGTTAAGTAGTAAGACTGCTGCTGAAACCGCAGAAACAAACGCAGAAACGGCTGCAACCAGTGCTGCCGCTAGCGCAGCTGCAACAATAAACTTTAATACTAGTCTTGTTGTTAGCGCCTCTGGCTTATCAGAGGGTGAATCTCCTACAGTATCTTACAACGATACGACGTACACCATGTCTTTTGGAATACCCGTAGGAGCTACAGGTGCAACAGGCGCTACAGGTGCAACTGGAGCTACAGGTGCAACTGGAGCTACTGGTCCTCAAGGTGAAACTGGCGCTACAGGGGCTACGGGCGCAACAGGACCAGCAGGTGCTGATGGTGCTGATGGTGCTGCTGCTACGATTTCTGTAGGAACAGTTACTACAGGATCAGAAGGAAGCTCTGCTACAGTTACTAACTCAGGCACTTCTGCTGCTGCTGTATTTGATTTTTCTATTCCCGTAGGTGCTACTGGCGCTACTGGCGCTACTGGTGCTACTGGTGCTACTGGTGCAACAGGTGACGGATTTACTGGTGGTAGCTACAACGCCTCTACTGGTGTTGTTACGTTTACATCAGACGACGGGCTAGGGTTTTCTACGGGCGATCTTAGAGGCGCTGATGGTGCTGATGGTGCAGATGGTGCAGACGGGGCTGACGGTATTCAGCTTACGGCACTGTCTGTCACAACCAATGCAGCAGGCACAGCGGCCCTTAGCTACAACAATACAACAGGTGTATTTTCTTATACCCCTCCTGATCTATCTAGCTACCTTTTAACAGAAAGCGACACGCTTGATTCAGTAACAGACCGTGACGCTACGACTACTAACGCAATAACGGTTGGCAATCTAACTTCCACGGGCATCGACGATAACGCCACCAGCACTGCGATCACGATTGATAGCTCGCAGAACGTGGGGATTGGCGACGGCACTATATCCGCAACGCTTGATTTGCATTCAACAACTGCCTCGCGAACGCTTTCGGTAGAAGGCTCTGGCGGCAAATGGGTATCTATTACTAGCGGCACAGGCACTACTGGCCCGATGTTGGTGTTTGATGACACTTCATCGCGTTTCCGCATTGCGTCTGGGTCTGACAAGCTAGGCAGTGGGGTAACAGAACGCTTCGTTGTTGAGCCAAGCGGCAACGTGGGGATTGGCATAGCGTCGCCTGCTACTGGACTTCATCTCGGCAGTTCAACCACCTTCTCTACCTTTAGGCTGACCAACTCAGCCACGACCGGCTCTGGATTCGACGTATTGACCAGCGGGGACATTGGATATGTCTATAATAGGAATAACAGCAGTTTAATATTCGGAACCAACAATACGGATCGCGCAGTCATAACCTCCAGCGGCGACGTGGGCATTGGACAGACTTCGCCGGATACTGGCGCAAACTACACCACGCTACACATAGGCGACAGCGCCGCGTCTCCAGACAACGCTAGGATTATCATGGAGGGCAGTAGCAGGAAGTTCGGGCTATACGCTTTTCAGAACAACTGGGGTATTTACGATTACACTGCCAGCGCAAATAGGCTTGTAATCGAGGACGGCGGCGAGGTAGCAATAGGGGCATCAACCGCAGGTACAAGCAAGTTCTATGTTCAAGGGGCGGGAACAAGTAATTCTCTTAGGTCGTTTACGGTGCAGAATAGCGCCGGAACTGACACTTTCTTTGTCAGGGACGATGGGCTAATCAGAACTGGAACAGCCACAAACTCCCCATACAATCTGACCACATTCAGTTCAGCAAATCTTGTTGTGTCTGCAAACGGCACTCTTTATAGGTCAACGTCATCAGCAAGGTACAAGAGAAACATCCAAGACATGACTTATGGCGTTGCGGATGTGATGAATCTGCGAGCCGTCACCTTTGAGCAGAAGAATGAATACCC